GCGCACGATGCGCGTTCAGCGCGCGCGCACGATCGCGATATTTAACATCGCATGCGTGTGTGTCGCGTTGTTTTGCTTCGGTGCGCGCACCGTAGAGGCGTTCTACGGGTGGACATCGTTCGATGCTGACGCAAAGGGTGGTGGCGCGGCGCTGGGGAACAACCGCGGCGCCGCGGGGAAGATTGATGAGAGAGTGACGAAAGGGCAGATCGGGGACATCGCACGCGATGGAACCACGATCGGTTCGCGAGGTGGAACGGAGCTCTTGAGTGAGGCGCTGAAGCAGAGACTGCCGCGCGCGCTGGCGAAGCGGTTTCACATCATCAAGTCGCGTGTGCGACACGTGAGTAAAGATCCGAACGTACTCAACATTCTTTGGTTGAATGATCTACCCATGGATCCTGAAAGCGCGCACTTATCCGAAGCGAGTAGTCGAGACCGATTCGCCGCGTTCGTTTTCGTGTCTGAGTGGCAAAAGCTGGCGTATAAGCAACGTTTCGGCGACGTGTTTCAGCGAAGCGTGATTTTGCGGAACGCGATTGAACCGTTTCCGCAACAAACAAAAGTTAAAAGTGAAGATGGGATCATTCGGTTGATTTATCACACCACTCCGCACCGTGGTTTGGAGATTTTGCTTCCGGTGTTTGAAGAGTTGTACAAGCGCCACAAGAAGAAGATTACGTTGGACGTGTACTCAAGCTTCAGTATTTATGGTTGGAATGCTCGCGATGAGCAATACAGATATTTGTTTGATTCGTGCCGGGAACATCCAGGGTGTACCTATCACGGTGCGGTGCCGAACGAAGAGATTCGCGAGGCACTGGTAAAGTCTCACATTTTTGCGTACCCATCCATTTTCCCTGAGACGTCGTGTATATCCGCCATCGAAGCGTTGAGCGCAGGAGTGGAAGTCGTGTCTTCCAGCTTAGGCGCGCTCCCGGAGACGCTTTCGACCTTTGGACACCTGTACGAGTTCAATGAGGATAAGGAGACACATGCTAATATGTTTAAAGACGCGCTGGATCGCGCTATCAAGGAATATTGGACGCCCTTTTCTGAAAAGCGACGTAGAACGCAACAAGTCTTCGCGTCGCAAGTGTACGACTGGGGTACTGCTGGATTCCAAGGTCGCATCGACGAGTGGATTCGTTTCCTTGGCTCTATACACAAGGCGTTTGCGGGTGAAAATCCGATCGTAAAGACAACCTTCAAAAAGCAGTCTGATTACATCGACGCGTTGAATGTCGCTGGTCGAATCATGGAGGTGAAGCAAGATATCACGAGTGCTATGAAACTTTACGAAAAAGTTCTCGAAATTGATCCCATGAATCAGTTTGCCCTGCTCGCCACGGGAAATTCAAAGATGATGAATGGTGATGCGCTCAAGGATACGAGCATGATGCTCGACGGTGTTGAACGTTTGGAATACGTCCTGGAGCATGCTGATGAGTTGAATCCACCATTGCCGCGCAACTCGAATGCATATTACGGCGTCGCAGTTCGAAGTGGGTTTTACAGAATTGAGCGCCAGCAAGGCGAAATCGGTTACGCAAGTTTTGACCGTGCTGAACAATCGGGATTTTCAACTGATGACTGTTGGTTGATCTATCGTGCAACGAGCGTTGTGCACGTGCCAGATTGAGAAGCAGTGGAACGTGAAGTTGTGAACCGTTTCAGCACCAAAATCGACAGTCTCCTACAGAAGAACGACATGTATTGCGCGAATGGTGGTGCTATTGCAGGCGCATTCGGTATGGCGTACTACGATGCCGACTACAAGGAGCAGTACGAGAGATGGGTTAATCTGCGGCTGAAAGTAAGTCCGACACTGAAGTATCAAGCAAAGCAGCTCATGCCTGTGGAAGAGAGCGCTCAATCACGCCAAAAGTACTCCAAGCAACTCAAAAGTAGAAAAATAAGAGTCGGCTTTGTGTCGTCCTTCTTTTCGGCGCAGTCAAGCATATGGGGTAATTTTGGATGGACTCTGCAAGAGCTTCAAAAGGATAACCGATTGGAAGTTGATTTTATTTATTATCCGCGTACTGATATTTCTGTTGGTGACAAAAAGTTGTCGATGAATCCCGATACAAATGTCTATCTTGAACCTTTGAGCGTGGCGAATGAGAATCTCGTGACGAGTCGCGAGCGCATTGAGAAGAAAAAGTACGACGTATTAGTCTACCTGGACTTGCACATGACAGCAGAATTACATAAACTGGCTCTATCAAAGCTCGCTCCAGTGCAAATCACGACGCACGGCCACCCGGTGACATCGGGCATCGCAAGAGACATCATGGATTACTATCTGTCGTGGGACATGGCAGAACTCCCTGACGCTCAAAAGTGGTACACTGAAGAACTGTTGTTAATCAACAGTAAGAAAAGCGCATGGGAACTGTACATGCCACGTACGGATGAGAATGAACGTTCGCTCGTCGGCGGGGGGTATTCGTTTGCGGATTTTACGCGAGAAAATCTTGATTTCATCCCCGAAGACGCCGCCCAAAAGATGAGCAACCCAAAAGCTACGTGGTACTTTTGCGCGCAAGCGTCTTTCAAGTATCACGTCACGTTCGATAGAATTCTTGGCGACATACAAAAACAGGATCCGAATGCAGTACTGATTCTTATTGAACTGACCGACCCGGAACTCAAGCACATGCATCCCAGAATTTCAGCACGCTTGGAAAAGGAGGGTGGCGTAGATTTGAGCCGAGTCGCATTCATACCTCGTATGGCGCACTATCGACTCATGGCGATGTACAAGCTTGCCGATGTTGTTTTAGACAGTGTTTACTTTGGCGGAGACACGACGACGAGAGAAGCATTTGAAGTGGGGGCACCGATTGTGACTTTACCAGGCAAAGCTCCT